AAATCAATCAAATATTAGCAACCGAGGAAGACGAGTAACCCGCCCCTTTCGGGTCTACCAGTTAGGGACTGGTACTGACGAGGCCACTAGGCCGAAACCCAAAACAGCAAGGAGATACACATGACAGACTATAACGGATGGACTAACAGAGAGACTTGGATCATTAACCTATATCTTGGCGACTACTTCCACGACGTGGCAAACGATGGCCAGCACTTAATGGCCGACTACATCGAGGAGACAGTGTGGGACATGCTAGACGATGCCGACATTCCTGCAATGTTTAAAGACATGATCGATCTAGGCGCGGTTAACTGGCAGGAACTGGCCGACCATTACGTCACAGCTGAGGAGGTGGCATAGCATGGCAAACTGGCACAGCGAAACAATAGAAAGATTCAAGACCCTAGGCAGTGACTCATTGCTTTACATTCGTCAAGACGCCTACCACGCGGCAAAAGCTGGGGAGACGATTGATAATCCCAAGGTCGGGCAATACTGGGATGAATTCCACTATGCCGCCCAAGAATTGAGACGGCGCAAGATTACCGCAGTAGAATTTAAGAGGGCATTATAGCATGAACCGACTAACAAAGAATCGAGGTGCGAATATGAGTCCCGTTTTAAGAATGGCCGCCGCTTATTGTGCCGCCGCAAATTGGGCCGATGATGTCATAACAGACAAGGCTTTTAGGGATCACGCTGAAAAGGCTTGTGGCAGTTTATGGCGCAGCTTTAGGGGTATTAATCAAGTTTTCGATAATGAAATGATAGAGCAATGCGGACATGATTTTTGGCTGACTCGCCAAGGTCACGGCACGGGCTTTTGGGATCGTCCAGACAACACCTATGGCAACGCAGCCAACCGTGAAAAGCTCGACAATTACGCTCAATTTGTGGGCGAATTTTATGACTTTACTTCTGAGCCTAGGGAAAGGGGCACAGCATGAACCGATTAACCAAAATCAGCATCGCTTCGGCAGTTGTCGCGGCTTTGCTCTGGGTCTCAAATTGGGACTATGAACACGAGGTCACCATGTCCAAAGAATACCGATACAACGTCTGTTTAGGCTACTGGCCGGACTTTGACAACTTGAAACCAAACTGCGAGGGAATACGATGAACCGAGGACGACCAAGGGCAACCGGCCCATTTGAGACACATGCCGAACTCGTGGCGGCAGTGCTAGAACGACACGCCAAGGGCAAAAGCTCACCAAACATTGGGCGTATTCTGGGAATTAGCCAGCCTACAGCAATGAAAATCATCAAGGAAAACCGATGAAAGTGCTTGATCTGTTCTCAGGCATTGGCGGGTTTAGCTTGGGCCTGGAGGCTGCTGGATTTGAGACCGCAGCCTTTTGCGAATACGATCAAGAGGCTCAAAAGGTTTTACGCAAGAACTGGCCCAACGTGCCAATATTTTCTGACGTTAGAACCCTAACCAAACAGGAGCTCCAAGACAATGGAATACAGAATATCGGACTTATTTGCGGCGGATACCCATGCCAGCCTTTCAGCGTCGCAGGAGAACGGCGTGGCGCAGAAGATGACCGTCACCTCTGGCCAGAAATGTTTAGGCTTGTCCAAGAACTCAGGCCCACTTGGGTCATTGGAGAAAATGTTGCTGGGCACATCAATATGGGCCTCGACGAAGTGCTCGCTGACTTGGAAACAGAGGGCTACACCGCAAGGACGTTTGTTATTCCAGCTTGCGCCGTCGATGCTCACCACAGACGAGACAGAGTCTGGACTGTGGCGCACACCAGCAGCGGATACGGGCGGGACTCCGAAAGCGTTATTGGAAGGCAAGACAACGAGGCCGAGCGGTCACAGGATACAAATACGATTGCAGGATCAAGTGAAGATGTGGCCTACACCAACGGCTCACAATGCCAAAGAAACAGCAGCGCCATCAGAACATCTTCGAAATACTCCGACACTAGCCGCTCAAGCTGGTGGAAGCCTGAACCCAACGTGGGTCGAGTGGCTAATGGGGTTCCCAGAAGGTCACACAGACTTAAACAGCTAGGCAATGCGGTAGTGCCTCAAGTAGTAGAACAAATTGCAAAATCAATATGGAGGATAGAGCATGAAACCAACTAGAACCGAACTGTTAACCGCATGGATGACGCTAGTCAAAGTGCGCGAGACTTACTGCCAGCCCGAGATCGACCAATACGAACAGACCGTGTTGCTAGACGTGCTCAAAATGCTGGACAAACTACAACAAATCGAGGGCAAGAAATGATCAAGAAACAACTAGAAAAACTAATGGTTCCAAGATACACAGGCGGGGCAATGATCGTAGCCTTTTTGCTTGGCTATATAATCGGGGCAATCCTACTGTAATCTACCAAGACGGTTTTTTTGGTTCATCCTTTGAGGCCGTCTTTCCATTCAATTCCCGCTCGATCAAGATCTGAGTGTAATGCACCACCTTTCGCAAGTCATCGACCCCACCCTTAGACCGCCACCGGCTGATGTACTTCACAACATTGGCTTCACACCATCCCAAATTGTTGGCCAATATGTATTCAGTAGGCTGAATCATCATCAGCTTGTAATGGTTGCCCCCTATCTGCTCGTCAAATGCGCTCATTTAATCCGCTCCACGTTTACCTTTAATCGTCCTTCTTCCCCATAGTCTTTGTGAAGAATCACGCATGTCATACTCCGAGAACTGGAGTAGCCCGCACCTGCGTGCCAAGCATCAGAAGGCGCGAGTATATTCCAGGACTCGAACAATGCGCCGCCATATTCTTCTTGATTTTTATGGTGTATATGGCCTGTCCACACGAAAGTGTGCTCCGCTTCGCCCCATTCTTTTCTCAGGTTAGAGACAATTGACCCGTGAAGATTGGACATTTTGATCCGATCACCATGATGGGTCACGACTAAATTCTTGCCCCACTGCCACCAGATAAATTTGCTGGCGTTATCGAAAACGTGAACACGCGGATCGTCCTCAAAGTACAGCCGCATGACTTCATTCAACCACAACGCAGCATCTGGATCATGATTACCACGAACATTCACAAGCCAGACCTCGGCATGTTTCTCTAGCATCCGCAAGACCGTACGCTTAATGACATTGCTTGCAGCCCTAATGGTCTTGGAGTACCGACCGTCAGAGTCGAGTAGATTCTTGCTATTAGGCGTTGAGCTGGTGGAGTCGTTGACGTGCATGAAGTCGCCAAGGTTCACAAGCACACCGACCTTACCCGCTGGCGCTACACTGACCAGCCGATCGACTGCATCTTCTAGCAGACGTTGCGAAATCTTGACATCATAGTCCTCGCCCATCGTCTCAGAATGGTGAGCAAGCATCCCAAGGTGATGGTCGCCAATAATATAGCTAACCATATAATCGTCATCAATGCCTTCGGGCGCGTTAATGGGAGTGTGTATTCCCGAGACTTCATCTTTGAATCCTTCCACAAATTGAGCGATCAATTCTTCCAGCTTTTGCCGTTCTGGCTCTTGAATGTGCCATTGCAGAACAATATCGCCGTCCAAATTGTAGGCGGTACTGACCCGTTTGGTGGTAAATCCTGGCGCTGTCTGCCGGTTTACATTATAGGCTGGTGCTACACCTTGCATTGCTGCCCGATTGTGAACAGACGCAAGGGCGTTATGAATTCTTTTGGGGTGCTTGCCTAGCTCTTTAGCAATCTCAGTCTGGTTCATCCCGCTCAACGTCATCTGAATTATCTGACGCTGGTAGTCGGTGTTGCAGAAATCTAGGTGCTCGGTCGTGGTGTTATACTTCATCGTCAGATTCCCAGCTCATCTGGTAGAATGAATGCGCGGCCATTTGCAACCGGCCAGTGATTGAAGCTATTGAATCAGGATCTGTTGAGAAGGTTCCAGGCATGTCCAAGTCGAACCCGTCGAGATGCTCTGTCACTATCACAGCACCACAAATGTTCCCAGCCTCACACTGCTCCAACAGGTTACGGAGTACATCCCGCACCTGTTCAGCATTACGGTCTAGCGTGGAGACTGTACCCATTTCTTATTCAGTGATTGGTAGTTAGATAACATCTCTTGCAGATCCTCAATGGTATATTTGACAGGATCATGCGGCCCTTCTAGCCACTCGACCCGCTCTAACCCTATCTTTATCAACAAGTTTGCCCGATATTCTGATAAATTACCAGACTTGTAGTTATTGCAAACTGAGCATTGTTTGTGGCAATTGTCCTCACAAAATCGTAGTGCAGGATGACCGCCCACTGTCTTGTAGTGACCAGCATGGTACTGGCCATCGTGATGGCGGTTGCATGATATGCAAGGATCTTTCTTGTCGCGGTTCCTAATGTATTTATTGAACTCGGTTTGGCACCGTCTCATCCAATAAGATCTGTCTCGCTTGGCCTCTTTGGTTTCTTTGCGATTGATT